GACCCCCGGATCCCCCCGTCATGCTCTTGATCAACCCCCTCGGAATTTCTGAGCATGTTGGGGATTTTCTGTTGAAGAGGTTTTATGACTGAGGTTACGGCGGTACAGGCGGCTAGGGAGTTATTGTCTCGGCGTAAGGCTAAGGAGTCGTTGATAGATTTTGTGGAGTATACGTTTCCTCAGTATGAGGCGGCGAGGCATCATCGGTTATTGGCGGAGAAGTTGGAGGGTGTGGCGAGGGGTGACATTAAGCGTTTGATGGTATTTATGCCGCCTCGTAGTGGGAAGTCGCAGTTGGCATCGCGTCATTTCCCGGCTTGGTATGTTGGTAGTAATCCTGGCAAGCAGTTGATAGCGGTATCGGCCAATGCGGAGTTGGCTGCTGATTTTGGTCGTGATGTGAGGAATTTGATAGCGGATCCTGAGTATGGGAATGTGTTTCCGGGGATTGAGTTAGCGCGTGACAGTCAGGCGGCTAACAAGTGGCATACGGCTCAGGGGGGTGTTTATTTTGCGGCGGGTATAGGGGGTATGATTACGGGTCGTGGGGCGCATGTATTGTTGATAGACGATCCGGTTAGGGATGCGGAGGATGCGGATAGTGCTTCTAATAGGAATAGGATATGGAATTGGTATTCTTCGGCGGCGTATACTCGTTTGATGCCAGAGGCGAGTGTGGTGTTGGTGATGACGCGTTGGCATGATGATGATTTGGCTGGTCGGTTGTTGAATGGGGCGGAGTCATGGGAGGTTGTTAAGCTGCGGGGGGTGATAGAGACGCCGGCGCAGGCGGAGGAGGATCCTTTTTCGCGTTCTGTTGGTGAGGTTTTATGGCCTGACTGGTTTTCTGTTGAGGATCTTGAGCGTCAGAAGGCGAATATGATCCCTCGTGACTGGTCGGCGTTGATACAGCAGGATCCTATCTCTGAGGAGGGGGCTTTTTTCAAGCGGGAGTGGGTTCAGTATTACGATGAGGAGCAGGAGAATCTGGTTTATTTTGGTGCTTCTGACTATGCGGTATCGGCTGGCAAGGGGGATTACACGGTTCACGGCATATGTGGTATAGACGAGCACGAGGATATTTATGTGGTGGACTGGTGGCGTGATCGTCAGGAGTCGGATGTCTGGATAGACGCGATGTTGGATTTGATGAAGCGTTATGAGCCGCGGAAGTGGGCTGAGGAGTCGGGTCAGATCCTCAAGTCGCTGGGTCCGTTCATCGAGCGTCGTATGGAGGAGCGCAACGTCTTTGGCATCCGGGAGCAGTTTGCTTCTACGAAGGACAAGGGGGTTAGGGCGCGAGCCATCCAGGGGTTTTTTGCGCGTCGCAAGGTCTATCTGCCCCGCAACAAGGATTTTACGGTCGATCTCGTTGAAGAGTTGTTGAAGTTCACGGGCAACCAGGACAAGCGGGACGATCAGGTGGATGTTTTGAGTTTATTCGGTCGTATGCTTGCTGATTTGCGCGGTCATGTGCTTCCTTCGCCTCCGAAGGAGTATCCTCTCAACTATGGGGGGAAGGTCATCGACCTGTTGGAGCGCAAGGAGCAGCGTCGCCGCTACGCGTAGATTTACCCCTTCTTTTTATAGGGTGATTTCCCCCACTGTAGATTTACCCTCTCTTATTATATAGGCGTTTTCTCCAGTCTGTTCCTTACGGAACAGTGGAATCCGCTAGAATCCGCTAGAAACCGCTCAAGCTGAAAGGTAACGTCCTCCATTCTGGGATTTATACGGGGACGTTCCCTTTGAGTATCCATGTACGCAGTTATTGGTTTACATAATATCCTGCTTCAGTAGGGGTAGCAGACAACTGAATCTGTAACTCCTTCTCCTGTAGTAGTTTATGGGGCACCTTCGGAAAGGTGTGTTCCAACTGAAGCCTTAACTGAAGCCTTTATTGGTTTACATAATATTGACAAGCGGGTTAAATCCCCCGATATTACTGCACAAATGAGCACTACTATCGGGATTTATCTTTGGCGACCAAGAAGCAGGTAAAGTTCTGGCGTAAGGAGATGGAGGTCTGCGATACGCTCTATAAGGGGCGTGTCAAGCAGTGGACCAATCTCTTAGACCGCTACGATCTGCGCTATACCGAGAAGATCCGGGACATAGATGATTCCGAGGCAGTGCGGGTGCCTATGTTCTATCAGGTTGTCCAGCAGACCATTGCCTCGATAGCCTTCAACTACCCCAAGCTCTTCTTCACCGTAGAAGATGACGAGGGTGAGGGCGCTCGTGTAGGCGATGTCCTCGAACGCGCAGCCTACTCCTGGATGCGCCTGGCCAACGTAAAACCCCACGTACATCAGGCTATCTTCGACGCCCTGTTCACGGGTGTCGGCTGGCTTCGTATGGACTACAACCCTCCGGGCGATGACATGATCGCGCCCTATGTAGCCAACGATGCCATGGCTGAAGACCTGGTGGCCATCAACCGCGTATCTCCCGCCTACGTCCATGTAGATCCGCTCTGTCCGCCCCACCAGCTTGGTCACGCTCGTTATATAATGGAGACGATGTGGCTCCCGCTGGAGTATCTGAAGAAAGACGATAACATCCAGCACCGCCGGGAGATAAAGGCCACCGCCTCTGCCGAGCGTGAAGAGTTGGGCTACGGCGACACCTACGAGAACCGCTCTGACAGCGGCGAGATGGCAGCAGTACGAGATGCTGTCCTCAACGGTGAGATGGTCAAGGTCCGCCGCATCCATGACCGCATGAACCGCAAGCAGATCATGTTTGCCGAGGGTGTTGACGAGGCCATCCAGGAGATAGACCACCCCTTTGTGAAGATGGTCTTCCCCCAGGCCGTGAATATGTTCGGGGAGCCTATCTTCGATGAAGAAGAAACCCCGGTCTTGGACTTTGAGAACGGTGAGATAGGCACCGGATTCCTTACGGAACAGGGTTTCCCCTTCGTCCCCATACGCTTCGACCACTCTTTCAACTCCTTCTATCCTACCCCCAGGATGGAATACCTGAAAGATCTCCAGGATCTGGTGGTCGAGTCGATGTCGAGGCAGTCCGCCATCCTCAAGCGGTCTGCCCGGCAGGGGCTGGTGGCAGAAGTAGAGACGCAGAAGAACCCCAACCTCATAGACAACCTGCGGCGTGGAGATGACGGCGAGTGGCATACCGTCCTCGACCCAGGCAACCTGCGGGAGCTCAACTACGGCGGTGTCCCAGGCGAGCAGTATACCGTAGAAGACCGCGCCATCATGCACATCCAGATGGTCTCTGCCCTTTCTGACATCGGCGGTGACGGCAAGAATGTGCAGACGGCCACTGAGGCGGGGCTGGTGGCCGCAGCGGCCTCTATCCTCAGAGAGTGGATGGAGGTACGTGTCTCTGACGCCTATGAGGGTATTGTCCGCAACGCCTTTCAGATCATGGGCGACCCGCGCTATGAGCCAGAGAGCTTCTCTATCAATGTTGCTCCCAACGGCAAGGGACGCCTCACCCGTGCTCTGCGTAATGCCGATTTCCTCTGGAACTACCGCATCCACGTCCAGGCAGGGTCTACGCGGCCTCTCTTCGAGCAGCTGCAGCAGGGCAAGGCCATAGACTTCGTAGACAGGGCATACAATATGCCTGAGTTCGACAAGATGGAGGTCGCCAAGTTCATGACAGCCTCCTATGAGGTGGCAGACCCGGAGCTGCTTCTCAATGCTGATGTCAACGAGGAGGCCCAGCGTGCTGTCGAGCTTGAGAATGAGATTATGATCAACCAGCTCCAAGATCCTGGTGTGATGCCTGGGCAGGACCACCAGGCGCACATGGAGTTCCACGGCAACTATCAGATGCATCCTGTGTATCAGCAGCTGGCAGCAGATCCCATGCAGGCACAGCGCATACAGATGATCGACCAGGTGGTGGCCCAGCATTTCGGCACCCACCAGCAGTCTATAGAACAGACAACGCAGCAGACAACAGCCCCGCAAGCCTCCCAGCCTTTGATGGGGCTTCAGTCTCGCATTAATCAGAATGCTCAGAACCTCTCTCAGGAGGTACGGGCCGAGACTATGGAGGTTACGGGCTGATGCTGGCATCGTGGACTTATCGCTGTGAGCGGTGTGACAAGGTCTTTGATCATACCTCAGTGGCTCCGGTGCCCAAGACGGTAGAATGCGGCTGCGGTACCCAGGCGGGGTGGACCTATACCAAGGCCAACGGCATACACCCTACCCACAGTGGCCGTAAATATGGGGAGTTCGACCCCCAGTTCGGGTGCGTGGTAGAGTCCTATAGCCATAAGAAGAAGCTCCTGAAGGAGCGCGGCTGGGAAGAGCTGCCGCCTGAGACCAAGGAAGAGATAGCTGAAGACACCAACGTCAAGTCCTCGACAACGAGAGACCCTGGCGTCCTGGTAGCCGACAGCCTCGATGAACTCAAAGATTCCATGCTCCAGCATGGAGAGATAGACATGCGCCATACAGGTGAGGCGTCATTCCGACGTCCCATGATGGATAGCATGACACCATTTAAGGAGTAATTATGACGGAAGGCTTGCTTACCGATTCAGCCGCTGAGGACGGACAAGCTGAGGCTGCCCCTGCGGATGAGGGAAACGATTTCGCTTTCCCCGCCGAGGAAACGCAGGCTACAGCCCCGGAGCCAGAGGGTGAGCAAACGGGAAGTGCGGATAGTGCCTCCAATGCCGCGACAAGCGATGAGGGGCAAATGCTTAGGGCCGACTATACCCGCAAGACGCAGGATCTTGCGGATGAACGACGGCAACTTGCCGAAGAACGTCGCCTTATGGCAGAAGAGCGCCAGCAAGAACGTGATCAGTGGCAGAGTCAGATTAATGCTATGACGAAAAGCATTAATCCCGAAGATCCTGGTGTCATTGCACGGGCATTGCAAAGTCCAGACTTATCTGCTGAAGACCGAGCGGGGTTGCAGTACCTCCAGGTGTATGAGCAAGAACAGGACGCTCAGAAAACCAAAATGGCCGATATGGAGCAGCGGTTAGAGTCTATGCAGCAAAGGCTGGATCAGGCGTATGGTCACCTTGAGAGTCAGCGGGTAGCGGAACGCAGTGCTGCTGATGTCATGGTGAAAGAGCAGTTTGCGGAAGCAGATGAAGCGTTCGGGCCAGAGAAAACCGAGGAAGCTGCGTGGATGATAGGGAGGCTTTGGGGAGACCCGAAAGGGGTTAATTCCCAGGGAGAGCCTCTTACCATCAAAGAGATCGTCGCTATGGCACATAACCTGCCGGCGGATCAAGCGCAGGATGCCATGTTGAAGCAGACAAACGGGCGTTCTCAGGCCAAGAGGGCAGCATCGCCTCCACAGACAAGTCCTGCGGATGTTCCACAACAAGGACCGCTATCAGAGTCAGAAGCTATGGCGGTCATTAAATCAACAATGTAGGAAGCGGAGTATAAACTCATGGCACAAACCACTTCAGAAGTATGGAACACCCGTTGGAGTGCCACCCGCAGAGCGATCCGTCCTGAAGTCCAGGATAACTTCTTCGAAGAGTATGCGATTATCGACCTCTTCAGGAAGTCGGGTCTGCGGATGACAGACAACGGGGGTAAAGAGATCTCTGTGCGCGTCGCCACTGGTGGCGGCACGGCGACGGCCTTCGACACCTACGATGTGCTGCCGAAGTCCCCTGTGGACCCGGTGGAGAGCGCCCATTACAAGCGGCGCTACTATGCGGTGCCGGTGGTCCTGTCGGACACGGAGAGCTGGGAGAACAAGGGAGAGCACGAGGTCTTTGACCAGCTCTCTTACCTGGACACCAACGCCACCTCTTCGCTGCTGAAGGCGATCAACGAGGATATGGCCGGTGCTCAGTCTGGCAAGACCATGCTGGGCTTCCAGGACATCATGGCTGATAGTGCTGGTGGTACCGTTGGCGGTATTGATTCGAGCAGTACTACCGCTTGGGAATCACAGCGTTATACGACCTCCAAGACGTTCCTGACGCAGACCACCACCAATATCTTCGACGGTATTGTGGCGTGGAATGACATCATGGATGACTGCCGCATTCAGGGTGGGCGCACCTCTCACATCATCACCACGTTTTCCATCGTGAAGGCGTACCGAGAGGCGCTGTCCTCGCAGGGTTATGCGCGGACCACCACAGACAAGGTGCGCGGTATCGGTGGTCAGATGAATCCTCCCTTCTATGATGCGGAGGTGGTGGCTGACAACGACGTTAAGGCGTCAGCCTCTTACTTCGTCGATAAGCGGCACAATAAGCTCAACGTGCTCAAGTCGGCTAACTTCACCACCACGCCTTTTGTCACGTTGCAGTCTAACGGGCAGCTGGCGCAGTTGGCTTACAAGGTCGCGGGAGTCCAGCTCACCACGGACAACCGGCGGCGTAGTGGCGTAGCTACCGCCATTACTGGCTCGTAAGGAGAGATAAATAATGGCAGGCACATTTGAGTTCATCGGTCCGTATACCTGCGATCAGGGTATTGCGGAGATAGATTCGGACAAACAGGCCCCTCTGGGCCTGATTGTACAGGCAGTAGATACGGGGTCTGATGACCGAGGGGTAGGTGAGTTTATCTACCTCAAGGGCGTGGCCTCGACGGCTATCGGTTCGGTGGTGTTGTATTCAGCCGATGACTGGTCCACGGCGCTTGCTGCGGCAAATGGCGTGGGGTCTATTGCGGTGGCTATGGCAGCGTCTGTTGCCAATAAGTATGGCTGGTATCAGATCAGCGGTAAGGGGTCGGCAAAAGTCCTTAGTGGCTTTGCCGACAATGGCGATTGCTACCTGACTTCCACGGCAGGGTCTGTTGACGATGCTGACGTGGCGGGGGATTACGTCGCCAATATGCTGGGTGCCAGTGCTATCTCTGGCGGTCTTGCTGACGTAGAGATCTCGCGTCCTTCCGTCGCGGACGGCAAGGATAATTAACGTTTGATAGAGGGGAGGAGTTCGTCTCCTCCCCTCTATCTCACATAAGGGAATCATATGCCTAGAAAGAAGGCCGTAGAGGCTGGGTACAACGAGATGGGTCAGCCGGTGGATGCCCCCAAGGGCGAAGTTAGCATAGAGGCCGTAAAGGAATTCCAGGAGGCATTGCCTGAGCCTATGCCAAGGGAGCCGAAGGCAGATACAGGAAATGAGGAGTATGATAAGTTTCTGGAGCTGCTGAAAGACCCCAGTTTCCGAAATGCGGCAGGTATGGACATTGCCCCAGGTCTACCGCTGGGTGAGTACAAGCGGAACTATGACTCTGAGGAGGCGCTGAAGGTCTATGGCGGTGTCGAGGTGAAGCATGGCCCCGACTTTGAGCCAGACCCTCCCTCATATATCCCCAAGTACGTCACGGAGACTGGCGGCACCACCAACCACCTGGAGCCGGTATATACCCAGGATGGCAAGCTCATGCACGAGGGGGCTAAGAAGGATCGTGTAGGTAAGCCTCTGAAGACTCAGCACTATAAGATGTTCCTGGATAAGAAGATGGCAGGCGACCGCCTATCGGGCGAGGTGCGCTTTGACATCGTCAATGAAAACCAGAATATGCTGGAGGAAGACAGGGGAGGCGGCTTGCAGACCGCATGACCTATGTTACTCTCAGATGCTATTGCGTTGGTCCTCAGTCGAGCAGGGCTGGACCCTGACACGACTGCATACAAGAATAGAGCAAGACAGTACCTCTCATTAGGGTTGGCGGAGGTAGCGCCGAAGGCAGACTGGTGGTGGCTGGACCGCACTACAACGTTCACCACAACCTCTGGCACCCGTGATTACACTCCGATTGCCACCAATGTAAGCGCCTTCCACTCCTTCACGGATGTCACCAACAATCGTTTACTGGATATAATCAGTGCTACGATGTACGATGACATCGACCCGGATCAGGACGATTCTGGAACGATAGAGGCCGTATATATCGGGGGCATAGACCCCACGGCCAACGAGTTCCAGATCAGTCTATGGCGCACCCCTTCTAATAGCAGCACGAGCATACGCATACGCTATCGAGCGGACATAGACGAGTTCACTGCGTCTGATGACGGCTCTGATTTCCTCAGCTTAGGCATACCCCGCATTATCGAAAATGTGATTACGCATCATGCTGCCTCGCTATATCTCGAAGAAGAAGGCGATGTGACCCAGGCAGGCCGCGAATCACAACGTCAGTATGAGGCACTCAGGGCGGCGCTGGAACAGAACGGCAACCAGCAAGGCAACAGGCGGTATCCGCCAATCCGCAACCGTAGGGACGATTTCGTTATCCGGCATGGCACCGATGCGGTTGTGGTGTCTTAAATAGGATTTAATGATGGCCAGCTACAATAAGCGTCAGCGCAGGCAGTTTAATCGCCAAGCTACTTCTGCACCTGTTCCTCCTGTCCCGGCGATTAAAACGCCTAAGAAGTTTGATTTTACCACGCCGCAGGCGCGATCAGAGTTTGGGCGTCAGCAAGCCGCCCCAAAGCAAAGCGCGTTGCGCCCCCAGATCCTGAAGAACATCCAAGGCCAACTGGCAGCAGGAGGGCCGGATCCGGTAGTAGCGGCACAACGGGCGGCATTTGAGCAGGATGTCGGGAAAGAGCGTAAGCAGCTTGTAGAGAATCTACAGCGGTATGGAGTTCTTGGCGGTGGAGCGAGTGCAGGAGCTACAGCGGATGTTTTAGGTGAGTTTGCTGGCCAGACGAATATTGGGCGTCTGCAATTGGGAGCGCAGGAGGCGTTGAGGCGCGATCAGGCGTTGGATAGGGCTATGGCCTTTGAGCAGGCAAACCGTGCAGCAGCGGCTCAGGAAGCGGGGATGGTCGGTAACCTGGGCGGGGTGCAGACCTTGGCTGCACAGCAGATGGAGGCACAGCAGGGGTTGGCGCAGGGAGATTTGGATCTGCGTCGCCAGGCTCTGGCAGCAGAATTTGGTATCAGGGGATCCGATGCGGCTATACGCGAAGCGATGGCTACTGAGGACTTGTTGAGGAGTGGGCAAGAGCGTGGTCAGGGGCGGACTCTCTTTGGTGAGCGGGTAACGGCAGGGCAGCAATTTGGGCTTCAGGAGCGAGGACAGGATTTAGCTGAGGCAGCACTTACAGGTCAACTCGATGACGTTCAAACGCTGGCGGCCAGCCAACAGGCAGCCCAGCAGCGCCTGGCAGAGGCTGGGCTTACAGGTCAACTCGATGGTCAACGGACCTTGGCTGGGGCTGAGTCGGAGCGTGCGCGGAGGCAGCAGACAGAAGATTTAGCTCGCGCTCTTCAGCAGCGGCAGATAGAAGGAACATTATTTAGAGAGCGCGTGGGCGAGAGAGAGCGGTTTGCGGGTGATGAGAGTTTACGACGTGCACAGACCGGCCTTGTAGGTCAGCAGGCAGCGGCTCTTACAGACCAGCGAGCAAGAGAGGCGGCACTCCACCGGGAACGGGTTTCGGAAGCTGATCGCTTTGCTTTAGAGGAGGCAGCTAGCCGTAGGGCGGGTGACTTAACTCGCGAACAGTTGGCCGGAATGTTAGCAGAACGCCAGTTGTTGCCTGGAAGGGCTGCTCTGGAGGAAGATGTTGCTAGGGGAGATCTGGCCTTACGTGAGAGGGCAGATCGACGTGCTGGGAGGGCGCAGACAGAAGAGCTTGCAGGTAGTGTGCAAGAGCGTCAAATGCGTCAAGCCACGTTTGATGAGCGCGTTAGGGAGCGTGAACGTTTTGACCAAGAGCAGCGAGCGCAGAATGCGGCTATAGCCTTACAGAGAGAGCAGCAGGCCGGAATGCTGGCAGAGCGCCAGTTGTTACCTGGAAGGGCTAAACTGGAGGAAGATGTTGCTAGGGGCCAGTTGGGTATAGCTGAGGCTGGGAGTTCTCGTGAAGGGCGTAGGCTTACACAGGATATAGCCAATCAAGTTCAACAGCGACAGATTGCGGAGGCGCTCTTTCGGGAGCGCGTTACAGATGCAGACAGGTTTGCACTGGAGGAAGCTGCTGGGCGTCGTGCAGGGCGGCAACAGGTACAGGATATAGCTGATCAAGTTCAGCAGCGCCAGATGCGTCAGGCCACCTTTGATGAGCGGGTGTCCGATAGAGATAGGTTTGCTTTAGAGGAGGCAGCTAGCCGTAGGGCAGGGGACTTAACTCGCGAACAGTTGGCTGGGATGTTGGCAGAACGTCAGCTAATGCCTGAGAGGTTTGCTCTAGAGGAAGATGTAGCTAGGGGTCAGTTGGGTATAGCTGAGACTGAGAGTTCTCGTGAGGGGCGTAGGCTCGCAGAGGATCTGGCTCGTAGCCAGCAGGAGCGCCAGATACGTCAAGCTACTTTTGATGAGCGGGTTTCGGAAGCTGATCGCTTTGCTTTAGAGGAGCGAGCAGATCGTAGGGCGGGTGATTTAACTCGTGAGCAGATAGCCGGAATGTTAACAGAACGCCAGCTAATGCCTGGAAGGGCAGAGCTGGAGGAAGATGTAGCTAGGGGGCAGTTGGCACTTCAGCAGGCAGAAGGACGTAGGGCAGGGGATTTAACTCGTGAGCAGATAGCTGGAATGTTGGCAGAGCGCCAGCTAATGCCTGGAAGGGCTGCTCTGGAGGAGGATATAGCTAGGGGCCAGTTGGCGATAGGTCAAGGACAGCTGGCATTGGGTCAAGGAGAACTTGATCTCCAGGGTGAATTGGGACGTGAGGGGATGCGGCAGGAAGGATTGCGCCGGACTGATGCACGTCGTGCTGTGTTAGAGCAAGCGCAATTGGAGCGTGAGCGCATGAGGCAGCAGGATAGGCAGTTTGGCGAAGAGGGCCGTCGTGCTGATAGGGCGCTAACTGAAGACCTCGCCCGTAGTGTGCAGGATCGGCAGATTGCGGCGGCACTCCATCGAGAGCGGGTTACAGATGCAGATAGGTTCGAGCTGGAGGGGGATGTTGCTAGGGCGGGTATGGGTCTCACTGCTCAGCAGGCAGCAGCCTTAGAGGATGAGCGAGCCATACGGTCAGCACTACACAGAGAACGCGTAACAGACCGAGAGCGTTTCACTGAGGATCAGAAGGCAGGTAGACGTGCCCAGCAAGCGTTGACAGAGGACTTGGCTGGATCGTTGCAACGTCGGCAGATAGAAGGGAAACTCTTCGAAGAACGTGTCGGTGAAAGGGAGCGTTTTGAGCAGGAGAGAGACCTGGCAGCGGCTGGTCTGACAGGTCGATTGGGAGAGGATGATACACTGCAACGCCAAGCCCTTGAGGCCGAGTTGACAGGACGATATGGGGATGAGGAGACCATTGAGGCGAAGAGAATGAGGCAGGCGCATGACCTGGATATACTCGGCAGAGAGCTGTCAGCACGAGAGGCGCGAGCGGGAGGAGGTGATATTGGCAACATAATTCCTGCATTGCGTCAGACGATTGAAGATCCATCAATGCGAGGGATACTTGATCCGGTGAGGGAAGGAGAGCGCGTCCAAGATTTACTGTCAGTAGGTAATTTGACGACCGAGGAGACAGCTCAACTTCAGGAATACCAAACGCGAGTAGATCGTGAATCGAATCTTATGACTGCCAATGATTGGCGGAATTATAATCAGCTGGTTGCCAAGCAGGGTTTAAGTGAGTTGACAAGAACTGAGCAAGCTGAGTTGGCACAATACGGAGCGATGATGAGAACGGCTGAAGGTGAACAGATGAGTGCCGATGATTGGGAGCGGTATAATTATCTGGTTAATAGATTAAAATCATCGGGAGAGGATACCTCGGCTTTCAGTCACAATACATAATCGGCTATTGGTTAGACGTGGCTATGCGATTTAGGAATGTTAAAAGGGTGACTTAAGAAAAATGTCTATTACTGCTGCAACGCTGGCTAAATGGGCAATCCCCATTGGGCTTGAAATAGGCCATAGTTGGCTTCAGGGTCGGGATATTAAGAAGGCTCAGAAGAAAGCGGAGAAGGAGAACAGACGCGCTCAGGCGATGAGTAACCTCATCAACGCGCTCTCCCCTTCGGCTCGACACCAGGCTCGTTTAGAGGAGGTTGAATACCGCCCCTCTGGGCTTACACGGGCGCTGGGTGCCGCTAAGTTGGGATATGGGGCATATACGGGCCTGAAGGGCCTGATAGCAAAAGAGGCGTTGCAGAAGGGCGCACAGGAATTGCAGGATTTGGCTATTGGTGAGGCCAAAAGGGGTGCGGGGAAAGAGGTAGGACAGGAGTATGCCGCTAGAGCCATACGTCAAGCAAAGGCAGCTGGGATAAAACCCGGCACGGAAGATTGGAACCGGGTTACCGGTCTGATCAGTAGGTTTGGTGGCGACAGGGAGGGATTCGGGGCTGGCGCGATGGGGGCCTTGCAGGAGTATGAAGATACGGATCTAAATAGGCAGGCTCTTGTGGGCCAGATAGGTAGAACAATAGGAGCAGACCGTTATGCCAGGGAACGGATGGCTGCTGACAGGGCGGGTGCAGATTTAGGTAGAAAAGCACCTGCTTCTGCTCCACTTGGACAGTTAAGTAGACAAAGTATGATAACGCCTCCAGAGGGTGAGGGAGTAGTGAGGGCTGATAGGGATCCATTTGGCCCTGGAGAGGCATCTGGGTTTTGGGAAGCGCAGCGGGTCGATGAAACGGCGCGGCAGGCCGCGAAAACGGGGGCACTACGGAGGACATTGCTTCAGTCCCAAATTGATTCTTTGGGTGATCCAGGGCTTCCTAAGTTGGATGCACAGGCGATGGGTTATGCGAAGACGATAGGTAGTGGTATCGCATCGAAAATGATAGCTACGGGTGTTGAGGAATTAGATGATAATGAAATTATAAATGAGTTGAGGGGGTCAATAACAAACCCGACCAATGAGCAGTTGCAGGTGGGCCTGTACCAGGCAAAACGTGATTTTTGGGATAGTAAGTTGCCTGATCCAGCCCAGAGGGAAGCCTTTGGGAATACGCTGTACAAGACGGTAGCGCCTAAGTTGCGTGGAAACTCCTTTATCAATAAGACGGGCGAGTTTTTGTTTGGCTTTAATACACTTGTGGGTGGCTTTGACCAGAATAATGGTTCTGGCGACATCATGATGATAAATGGTTTTTCACGACTTCAAGACCCTTCTGTAGTGCGTCCTTCTGAGTTTAAGACTATTGAGGAGGCGATGCCTTTCTTTGCTAGACTAGAAATAACCCCTAAGAAGATCATGGAAGGGGATCGTTTAACGGATGATTTTAGAAATCAGTTGTATAAGGCGGGGCAGGATTTGTATGGAGAACATCGCAAGACAATCGATGGCATTATAAAGCGCGAGGAAGAGTTTGTAGAGATGATATGGGGAGACAAGTTTAAACCGGAAGTTAAAGCCTTCGGGTGGACTTACAAGCTACCGGAATTAAGTCGGGCTAAAAAGATGAAACGTGAAGAGGTTCAAGGTCTGTTAATGAATTTACTGGAAATACCCTACGATGTAGATGACCCCTTGATGGCTAAATTCCTCCGTGAAGATTAGTGGATAGAAAATGAGAGATTTAAGTGACCTGATAGGTAAGAGTTCCAAGGAGCTAGAGAGGCTTTTAGGTCCAGAGGAAAGGCGTCAGTTGGAGTCGAGTATCGCTGAATACCTTGAGTTCACTGCCCCCTCGAAAGTGGGCATAGGTGGGCGGTTTCTCATGGGGTTTGGTGGTTCGCCTGAAGAGCAGCGCAACATACTTCAGCGAAGACTGCCTGAGGGGCAGAGGGCGGTAGTACGGGATGGTGAGGTGGGTGTTTTGTCGAAAGAGGGTTTGTCGCGGGTTAATCCAGAGGGTATTGACTGGGGCGATGTCACGGAGTTTGTACCACGCGCTTTGCTGCCAGGGATACCGGCTGCAGCTCTTGGTGCCCTTGGAGCGGCAGCGGGTGCAACAGGTGGTGGTGGTGTGGGGGCGATCCCCGGGGCTATGGCTGGAGCTACATTAGGAGCTACTGGAGGCGAGGCGGTGCGGCAGGGGGTGGCGAACCTGTTGGGGTCTGAGGGCGGTTATAACCCGCGTGAGTTGGCTACTGAGGCAGCTTCGGCGGGAACTTTTGAGCCTCTTTCGTTTCTGGGTAGTGGAGTGGTGAAACACTTAGGACAGGCGTTTCGCAAGGGTGCCCGGGCGGGCAAGGCGGGAGAAGTGGCGGAGTTGGCGGGCAAGTTGGATCCTTCGGGGCGGCTTACGGAGGCTATGCCAGCTGCCTCTCTTTCAGAAGACCCCCGTGTGGCCGCAATACAGAATTTTGTGGAAGAAGCACCGATGACTTCTCGACGTGCAGAAACGATGATTCGGGAGCCTTTCGACATTGAGAAAAGTCGGGTCATAGGTGAGATCAAAGAGGAGGTTGGGGAGAGCGCCCCTCGCGGGGAGGTGGCCGCAGATCTTTTCCAGGCGCGGCAGGCGACGAAAGAAACGCAACGAGGCATGATAGACGATGCCTTCGATGAGTTGGCGAGGGTTTGGCCTGATGATGTTCCACCGGATCTGTCCAACTTCCGTTCAGCAGTCAGTGAAGCTCTGAGGCGACGTGCCGCAGATGAGCTGGAGGGTGGTCCTGGAGGGGGTGCAGCTCTTATAAACGCGCTCCAAGAGTGGGGAGCATTCTCTGGCCAAGTTAAGACGTTTAAGGGGCTACAGGGGTTTAAGACCCGACTCCAAGACGCTGAGGAGGCAGGCGAGCTCGGCAATCTGGGCGGAATGATGGTTCGTGCGCTTATGAGAGACTTTGAGTCTATGATGAGTCTCACCGCAGCTAAGACAGCGAATGTTGGTGGTCGCTTCGGCGGTCAGCGGATACCTCAAGTCTTTTTAGATCGCGGCAATGCGGAAGTAGAGGCGGCGTTCAAAAAGGCGATGTCTTTGTCGAAAGAGAATTTTGACATTGCGGATTCCCCCACGGTGCGAGCGATGTTCGATTTACGTGAGGGTGAGGGTATTGGCAGGGTTGTAGAGCGCGTATTTGCTCGTAACAATCCAGCTGGGACGCGGCGTTTTCTTCAGAGTATCAGCGCCGTTGAGGAGGCTGGTTTTCCGGCCCTCCCGGAGGGAGTAAGGCTGCGAGACAACATCTCTCGTATTTGGCTTGATGATGTTGTGGAAAAGTCATTAGAGAAGAAGAAGGGGCGTCTTTCTGGCATTTCTTTTTTGAACCGCATATTCGGGCCTTCTGGACCCGGAGATGAGACTTTGCAATTGATGTTTGATGATGGGACGCTACAGCGGCTTAGGCATTTTGGGACGTTCGTTAAGGAAAGTGACGTGGGTGAGCGCAGCTTTGCTAATGTATCGCAGTCAGGAGTTCGGGCAGAGCTGGTATCGGCTTTTTATAAACCAGTGAAATATGCTACGACGATTGCGCCTCTCGAAGCTACGCTTGGTCGTGTGGTGACCAGTAAGGCTGGCAAGCGTTTCCTTTTAGAAGGCCTTGGTGATCCTAAGAAGAGTCAGTTGTTGACTCGTATCGGAACGCAGGCGGCGGTTCAGGGAATTCAACCGGCATTTAGCAGGTGACATGCTCCAAGCCGATAGTATCCAGTTAGGCCCCTGGCATAAGGGTGTGCGCTACGATCTTCCGGTGGAGGATCTGGCT